ATATTGAAAATCTTCAGGTGATAAACCAAAATCCATAGTATGTTTTTCTAAACCAGGACCATGTAAAGGTGGTTCCACCCTAGTACTAGACAATATCATGTTATCTTTTATGTGTTTACTAATATATACATCATAGTCCTTACTAATTACCATATCTGATTGTAAATAAGATACAATATCATTAGATGCAAATTTAAACATCTCATTTATGTTTCTAGCATATCCATAACAAACTGGAAGTGGGTTTTTAAGGATTTTTAAGTTAGGAAATATTTGTTGTTGTTTAGTTAACCATTCAAAAGTACCTTGGTTATCCGAATCAATAAAAACAATAATTTCATGTTCTAAAGTAGATAAATTATCCTTTAGAGATTTAAATAATAATTTAATATAATCTAATTCATTAACGGCTGTGTTAATACAAAAACTAATTAAGTGCTTCATATACTCTTTTTAATGCTTTTTCCATACCTATATAAGGTAATTTTAATTGATTAAGTGCTCCAGTATAGGCATCTGCCATACCCTTTTCTTTTATATCTATATCACATCTATGAGTTGATAACTCATTAATAAACAAAGCTATGTCAAGTAAACTGTAAGGTTGAACATAGTTGGCTTCTAATAGTTTATAATGTGGATTTGTAATAGAATATTCAATTAATTTAATTAAATCATCCATGTAAATAAAATCCATAAATTTATTTTGATGAATAACTAAAGGTTCTTTATTAATATATCTTTTAATATTAGATTTAATAAATCTAGTATCCCATTCATTTTCATCAAAAACACCAAAAATTCTAATGTTAGTAAAATTATCTTCAGACTTAATAAAAGAATTTATAACGCTTTTACTTAAACCATAAGGATCAGTAGGATACATTCTTTCTGCCCCAGAACCAAAACTTATCAAATGGTCAAAACTTACAAATTGGCTACTTAAATTATTAAACATAGCAATATTATTAAATAAAATATCACTATTATCTTTAGTTAAACGACTACCACCTACGTTAGCAGTATGTATTACGCAGTCAAATTTTTTATCTTTAAAGTATTCTTTAGTTTCGGATCTATTAGTTAAATCAAAATCTTCTCTACCTATTCCAACTATATCATAACCTTTTAGTTTATTTATGATACTTTTACCTACATATCCATTTTTGCCTGTTACTAATATTTTCATCTTTTTAAATTTAAGTAAGAAGGTTTATTATTATATAACATTCTTTTAAATATTTTAATTTCTGGAGTTGATGGTTTGTATAACTTAATATTATCAAATTCAGATAATATTTTAACATCTTCTTCAGCCCAGTGAGAAAAACCTAAATATCCATAATCCTTATCTCTACCACCCCCAACTAATTTAACTGGTATTTTTTCATTATTTAAATAATTTCTAATCCATTCAAATGGCCTATATAATAAAAAAGGTGTAATAGAATAAACAACAGGTATTTTACCTTCTAAAGCCATCCCACAGGCAGCTCCTAACATTAATTGTTCAGACGATAAAAAATTAATAAATCTATCAGGATAATCTAATTTAATTTTATCCCAAAGACCGTAACCTAAATCACCAGTTAAAACATGAATGTCCTCATTTAAAGACATTTCATCATGTAAAAATTCTGCAAATTGTTTTCTCATAATGATTTATAATCTTCTTTACTCATAACATGATAATGAGCATTAATTCCTTTTAAAAATGGGGCCTGATTAACTGATGTAAATCTTAGTTCTATTTTAGGTAAAAATACCTTTAATCTATCAGAAAGATATTGTATATCTACTTTATCATACGCTGCGTAGCCATTTATGTTAACATATATTTCAATATTATCCATGTTATGTTCTTTAATAAAACGTAATGATTCCCAAATACTTCCTTCAGCACATTCACCATCACTAATTAAAACATATACTTTTCTATTTTTATTAGCTAATGCTCTTCCAACTCCAATAGTAATACCTGTACCTAAACTTCCAGTTGAGCAATAAATACCATCTTCTTCAGCTAAATGAGGATGACCTCCATATTTAATAAATAATTCTTCTGCGTTTTTACCTTCATACTTTTCTATTACAACATATAATGCTAAAGCCGCATGACCCGAAGATAATATAAAAATATCTTCTGGGTTTTTAGTTTTGTAAATTTCATCTACTATATCTACAGCAGATAAATAAGAACCTAAATGTGATAATTTATGTTTATAAGCAATATCTAATATACGTTTTTTTAACTTATTCATTACCATATAAAATTATTTTGATAATATTCAACTATAGCTGGTAGTTCATCATCAAATATTTTTTTAGGTTTCCATCCTAATTTTCTTAATTTATCATCATTTAGAGCATACCTTATATCTTGACCTTGTCTTGAATAATCAAAATCAATATATTCAAAAACACGTCTTTGAGGATAGTGTGGAAATTTATCTGCAAGATCTTCATCCTCAGGATGATATAATTCAATTATTTTTTTTACTGTAGTAAGATTTGATTGTTCAAATCCACCACAAATATTATAAATTTCATCTCTAACATGATAAGGTCTTTCTATGATTGTAATTACAGCGTCAGCAGTATCTTGTGCATGTAACCAATTTCTAATAGGTTCACCATCATTATGTAAAGGTATTTTTTTACCTAAACCTAAATACTTAATTGATTTAGGTATTAATTTTTCAGTATATTGACCTATACCATAATTATTAGTTGGTCTTAGAATAACATAAGGTAATTTATATGTTCTTGCCCAAGCTAAAATTAACTGATCAGCTGCCGCTTTTGTAGCTGAATAGGGATTGGATGGGTTTAATATGTCTGTTTCTATATGTTCTCCTTTTGTTATATCACCATAAACTTCATCTGTACTAAAATGAAGTAAAATAGGTAATTTATCAGTTTCTGCTCTATAATTTCTAATTAGCTCAAGTAAATTATGTACACCATTAACATTAGAATGTAAAAAATCCTCACTTTTAACTATAGAATTACCAACGTGTGTTTCAGCTGCTGTATTAATTATATAGTCACACTCATAAAGAAATTCAATATCATTAATATCTTTATTTTCAAAAATAAAATTATCGTACTTATTAAATTCATTAAGTAAATTAGGGTTTGAAGCATAAGTCATTTTATCTATACCTCTTACATACCACCCTTTTTCTAAACAAGTTCTAGTAATATAAGAACCAATAAAACCTAAACAACCTGTAACGTATACTACTTTCATTGGGCAAAAAATTCTTTTATTTTATCACAAACATAATCAACATCATCTAAATCCATACCATGATGAGCACCAAGTAAGAACCCATGTTTCATAACTAAATCTGCATTTTTAAATTCTTGTAAATATTCTCTATAAATTGGGTGCCTAGTAACATTACCAGCAAACGTTACTCTTGTCTGTATATTATTATCCTCTAAATAATTAAGTAATTCCAATCTACGTTCTGTTTGTAGTGGAATAGCTAACCAATTTGGTTCAATACTATCATCTGGGAGGATTAATTCTTCTACATCTTTAAGATTTTCTAAATAACGTTTTATATTATCCCTACGTTTGTTTTTAAATGATTGAAAACGCTTTAATTGTACTAAACCAAAAGCTGCACTCATTTCACTACATTTCATATTATAACCTAAAACACCATATAAAAATTTGTAATCATAAGGGATCCCGTCAACATCATGAGCAAATCTTTTAGACATATTTTCACTATTATCACCAATCCTACCCCAATCTCTATACATTAAAGCTCTTTTTACATGTTTTTCATCATTAAACATTACCATTCCACCCATACCTCCAGCTGTTATAACATGTGAAGCATAAAAGCTAGTAGTAGAAACATCGGATTCTTTAGTATAAGTAACTGTATCAGCTGAGTCCTCAATTAAATAAATATCAGACCTATTAATATTAAATAACTCATCCTTTAACTTTTTCCAATTGGGTTTATTACCTATTAAATTAGGTACCATAATTGCTTTAATATCATCTGTAATAGCGTCAATAATATCCTCAACATCTGGGACATAGGAAGTTAAATTTGAGTCAATAAAAACAGGAGTGTATCCTAATTGTACAATAGGAGCTAATGTAGTAGAAAATGTCAAAGCAGGAGTTAATATTTTACTTCCTTTAGGTAAATCAAGAGCTGCAAGTGCTAATAAACAAGCGGATGAACCAGAGTTTACAAATACACCAAACTTTTTTCCAAATTCTTTAGCTATTTTTTCTTCAAATTCTATTGTTCTAGGACCAAAACCAGCTAACCATCCTGCTCTAAGACTTTCCTCAACTGCTTTAATTTCTTCTTCCCCATAAGCTTCTAATCTATTGGGTGCATACCAAACTTTTTTCATAATTTATTTTATATATTTAACTGACCAATATTTAATCATATCATTTAATAGAGATTCAAAATTGTGTTTAGGTTTCCAACCTAATTTTCTTAATTTAGATGAATCACCTTTTAAATCATGTAATTCTTCTGCCCTAAAATATTTAGGGTCAACTTTAACATAGTCTTTATAATTTAAACCTAATTTACTAAAAACATATTCACATAATTCTCTTACACTATGTGAATTACCAGTTGCACAAACAAAATCACCTGGTTCATCTTGTTGTAACATTAACCACATTGCTTCAACAAAATCTTCAGCATGTCCCCAGTCTCTAGTAGCATCTAAATTACCTAATGCTAATTCATTTTTTAATCCATATTTAATTTGTACAGCCGCTTTAACTACTTTATTTGTTACAAAATTAGTTCCTCTTCTAGGGCTTTCATGATTAAATAAAATCCCATTTGAAATAAACATATTATAGGAGTTTCTATAATTTCTACAAATATTGTAAGAAAATACTTTAGCACAACCATAAGGAGAAACTGGATGTAATGGTGTTGTTTCTCTTTGATAACCATCTTCATCTATACTATTACCAAACATTTCTGAACTACTCGCCTGATATATTTTAGCATCTGGTTTAGTTAATCTAACAGCCTCTAATAATTTTAAAGTACCAATACCTGTAGTTTGAGCGGTATAAATAGGCTGATCAAAGCTAATTCTAACATGAGATTGAGCAGCCAAATTGTATATTTCATCTGGTTGGCTTAATTGTATTACTCTAATTAATGAGGACAAATCATTTAAATCAGCATACTCTAAATTTAATTTAGAAAATAAATTATCATTTAATCTCGCTGTTTGATTTTCAGCTACAGAATTTCTTTTAACTGTACCCCAAATTGTGTATCCCTTATTATCTAAAAATTCGGCTAAATAAGAACCATCTTGACCATTAATACCCGTAATTAAAGCTACTTTACTCATACTTATTTATTATGTTTGTTATTTTATTAATATCATCATCTGTTAAATCCTGATGGTTAGGAACATAAAAACCAAATTCATTAACAAATTCGCAATTAGGTAATTTAGGAATATTATTTTCATTATACCACATTGGTTTATTAGCCATATTTCCTGCAATTAAGGGTCTTACTTCAATTTTATTATCCTGCAATTCTTGTGCTATTTTATTTCTATGCCTATTTACTACTGGAATAGCAAAACTGGATACAAAATCCCCTTTATTTTCTACTAATTTAAGTTGATTAGTTTTTAAATTACTAATATACTTTTTAAAGTTACTTCTACGTTTTTTAGAATAATCATCTAATTTATCTATAGCTCTTATACCAATAAAAGCTTGTAGATCAGTTGAACGTAAATTAAAACCAGGAACATAAAAATTATATAATGAATCAAAATCGGAACACTTATAATTTTTCCTTAATTCTTTTTGTATTGGTTTTGGAAGGTCCCTATCCCATCCATGACTCCTCATCATTAATAATAAATGATATAAATCTTCATCATTAGTATTAATAAAACCACCTTCTATAGTAGATAAATGATGGCCAAAGTATAATGAATAGAATGACGCTAAACCAAAACTACCTAAATATTTACTCTTATATTTAGAGCCCATACTTTCACATGTATCTTCAAGTAATAATACATTATATTTTTTACATAAAGCTACTATTTTTTTCATATTTGGAATTAATCCAAGTGGTGAAACCAAAATAAAAATAGAAGGATCATGTTTTTTAAATAATTTTTCTAAATGATCTAAATCACAAGATAAATCTTCTAAATTACAATCACACATAAAAGTATTATAACCTAAAAGCATAGGTGAACTTACATCTGTAGCCCAACTAAGAGATGGAACTATAATATTTAAATTTCTTATTTTATTACTATATTTTAAAGCAGCTAAAGTAAGTAATATAGCTGATGAACCCGAGTTAACAAAAACAGAATATTTAGTACCTATTTTTTTAGCCCACTTTTTTTCTAGTTCCCAAGTTAATTCACCCTTAGTTAGTCTTGGTATCTCGTCTTGAGATAACCAGTTAACTAAAGAATTTATATCTTTTTTATCTATTGTGTCACTAACTAATTTTATCATAAACTTGTTTTATACCTGTTTTTAAATCAGTAAATTTAAAATCAGGAAATATATTTCTTAATTTTTTATTACTTACATCCTTTCTAAATTGTCCGTCCAATTCAGGTTTAGAATAAATAATATTATATTTTTTGTTGGTAACCTCTAAAGCCATTTCAGCCATTTCATTTATGGAATAATTGAAATCCGGAGCAACATTAAAACTTTCTGTAATATTATTATCTATAACCTTTTTTATTATTTTAGCTAAATCACCAGCATACATAAATTGTCTTAGTGGTTTACCTGTACCTAATAAATGTAATGAATTATCTTGGCTTTTCCTAATTTTATTTAAAAGAGCTGTGATAAAATGCATTTTATTTTCATTATGTAAGTTATCATAATCACCATAAAGATTACAAGGTATTAGATAATTATATTCTGTATTGAATTGTTTATTATAAGCATCAATTTGAACAGCTAAACAGCGTTTAGCATAACCATAACTAAAATTAGACGGTGGTGGAGGACCTATAAATAAATCTTCTTCAGTCATTGGATAATTATCCACTACACTAGGGTAAATACAAGTACTTAAAATACCAATAAATCTTTTTACATTATACTCCTTACATACTTTAACTATATTAGTGTTAATTAAAACATTATCATCAAAATAATCAGCTGGGTATTTTAGGTTATCTTGAATACCTCCTACTTTAGCTGCTAAATGGACAACAACATCAGGTGTATAAGAAGAAATCATCCACCTAACTTTTTTTATATCTGTAAGATCACAATCTTTACTACTTAAATAAAAAGCATCAGGTAATATTTCTTGTAAATGTTTACCTACTAATCCACTTCCTCCTGTAACTACTATTCTCATTTTGTAAATAAATAATTTTCTATTATTAAATAATCTAATTCCGTATTTTCTAAAACATAAATAGCATCCTCTATAGTTGTTAAAATTGGTCTGCCCTTAATATTAAAAGAGGTGTTTACAATAACTGGAATTTCATCTGATTTATCTAGTTCACTTAAAATATTATAGAAAGTACTATGTTGATCCTTAGTTACTGTTTGTAATCTTGCAGTACCATCTTCGTGAGTTATAGTTTTTAATTGTTGTTTATATTGTTCTTTAACTTTAGGAGCGTAACTCATAAATTCAGATTCATAGGCATCATCAAAAAATTTATCTTTATCTTCTAACCTACATACTGGTGCAAATGGTCTAAACCATTCCCTAAATTTTACTTTTGCATTTAAGGTATCTTTCATGTTAGGGAAAGAGGGATCACAAATAATACTTCTATTACCTAATGCCCTAGGACCTATTTCTGAACAACCTTCTACTAGACCAATAATTTTTCCTTTCTTTAGTAAATCTACTATTTCTTGAGTACCTATTTTATGAGCTTGATATTTATCCTTATAGTATTCAAATTTATCTCTATCTAATAAATCAAATCCACTATAAACATTAACATCTACATTAGGTTTATGAACTAAATATTGACCTAAAGATAAACCACAATCATTTGGATTAGGGGGTATATATAAGTTTTTATTTTTTTTATCTAATAATTTTTTAAATCTTTGATTAAATAAAACATTTAAAGCACAACCCCCAACTAAAATAAAATTATCATATTCATCAATATAATCTTTTAAAATTTCCAATACATATTGCTCAAAAACAAATTGAGAAGTAGCAGCTAAATCATAACTTAATTGTCCTTTTAAAGAATTAAAACTTAAATCTAAACCAGTAACATTACCTAAAATATCCAGTGATGAATGGGGACCATTATAATAGTTAGCCATAAACTCTAACCATTCATTTCTAATATTACCATATGCACATAAACCCATGACTTTACCTGCATAAACTAATGAATCTTCATTTGAATCAGGACCCGGTTTAATTTCTGATATTGGGCACCCAATTTTACCATAGGCCGTACCTAAATTAATAGAAGGTACAGTTAATGGAATAATAGATTTATCTCCCTTAAATATTTTAGTAAATGATACTTCATTATAATCCTTTCCTCCTCCATCAATGGATAAAATTAAAGCTTTATTAAATCCCGAAAGATAATAACCACTAGCTGCATGGGCTAAATGGTGTCCACAAAGCTCAAATTTAGCATTTGGGAAATATTCTGTTAGGAGTTGTTGATCTAAACTAGATAATTCATTATATACTATTTTTTTTACTTCATAATTAATTTGAGATTTTATATAAGACAAAAATTTTCTTCTGTCTTTATCATTTGACCCCAAAGCTCTACCATCAAATCTTTCAGAAAACATAGCATATCTATTTCTAACAAACCTTTCATATTCTAATACTTTTACTTTATTATTAGAATCAAGAAATGTTACTGATGCATCATGTGAACCGTATATGCTTAATATATTACTCATTTATTATATTTTTATAAATCCAATCTTCTGTTACGTTATATTCTTTACTTTTTTCTAAATTATCTTTTATAGCATCCATTTTAGAATTATATAATTTATTATTTAAAGTAGGTAATATATCATTTAATTCATCTAATGTATTAAAAGTAATAATACCATCCAAATTAAAATAGTTATCTAAATTTGGACAACCCCAATAAATTGGTATAGTTCCTACTGCTAAACAATCAATTAATTTTTCAGTAAAATAATTATCCGTTTTTGAATTTTCAATTACAATAGAGTATCTGTAATCCAATAAAGAATCTTCTTTAAAATCAATAGGATTAGAAGTACCTCTGCCAAATAAATCTACTTCATGTACACTATTAGCTACATTATGTCTTAATTGATGACCCTCAAGTGTATTTTTATCTGAGTAAATCATAGAAATGTTTTTTGATTTATCACTAATTCTAAAATTAGAATCTTTAATCCAGCATCCCCCAAAAGGTACTAATTTTGTTCTAGTAGGGTATTTATTTAAAAGTTCTTTATCATGAGTAAGAATAAATTCAAAATCGTCCATATAATCTTCAAATTGCTCATAACGTAGTGGGTAAACTTCTCTAGTTTCCATTAGCCAACCTATTTTTTTATCTGACGAAGTATTTTTAGCCGTTCCATTAGTTAGATATTCATCTGTAAATAAAGTAATACCTTGATATTCATTATTATCTCTTACAAACTTAACATATTTAGATATTTTATCATGTACCGTAGAATATCTTCCATTAGGTTTTACTAAATGTCTACAAGCATTATCAAATAAATTTATTTCAATTTGGGGAACATTTTCTGTTAAACAGATCCAATCAGTAGGAAATAAATCTTGGGTTGAAAAATCCTTATAAACAGGACCAAACCATTTATCTGGGTAGATTACTTTTTTATTCTTATTTGGGTTAAGGTAACCTGCCCACCAACTAAATGTTGAATTAGCAATTACATTATGTTCACATTCAATCATCATATACAAATCTTCATAATCATTCTCATTTTGTATAAACTCAAATTGGTCACCTTTAAAATTTTCTTTACACCATTCTAAATCATCACTAAAAACTAAAAATTTATATCCTTTAAAATAATCAATAGCATTATTATAATAATCAATACTTAAATTATGGTGAAATTGAGATAAATTAATATAATCACCTCTTCTAACATGTAATGAAACATAACCAGCTCTTTGTTTATAACTAGAGGGTAGGAATAATTTTGAAATATAATCTTTACAATTATCAAAGTATTTATAAGATTGATAATATCCAAATAATTGTACATCACTATTAGGAATTATTACATCTGGTTTATAAGTAAAATTACTAACTTCTGTGTTTACTTTAGCTGCACCGGTTAAATCAATTTCTAGAAACTTAATATTTTTAAATAAATTATCTTTATATGTAATAGGAGGTTTATGTAAAGTTCCTATATGAGAATAATCAGTTACTATTTCAAAATTTCGTTTTTGAGTTAACCCAGCCGCAGCTGCAATTTGGAACATCATATTACCTAATCCCCCAGCTAATATAGGTTGAATTTTTCTTATGGGGTCTGTAGAATATAGTGTTTTATAAGGTTCCTTAGCTCTAATTTCTGCCTCTTGTCCTTCGGGGTTTTCTATATCTTTGTTTTGTCTTTCTAAACCTCTTTTTACTATTTCAGGATCTTCATTATAAACATAAGTTGGGAAGTTTAATACACCAATTTTTTCTTTTGGACACATTTCTAAACAGAAAAAAGAAACAGCTAAATCCTCGGCATTATAATAATATTCACCTGTTTTACTCCAAATTAAATCTTCTTTTTTAATTTTATTATATAAAAACCATCTAAAACTTCTTAAATGACTAGCTCTCCAAATATCTTTTCTATATAATTTTTTACTATGAACTTCTTCACTATAAACTGAATTTTGTGGGTGGGCCAATTTGCCAGAAGGATAACAATACATACCCCCATAAGTCATCCAACAATCAGTAGAATTATAATATTCATTTAACCTTTCAAATACATTTTCATCATATAACCAATCATCACCATCAACAAATAAAATAATATCATCTTCATTATCCATAAAATTAATTATATGGTCTTCATTTGGGTTTACATTATATCCTCTCTGTTTATTATTCTTCCAATTAAGCAAAGTCCAATTATCTAATTTATAGTCATTTATTATCTTTTGAATAATATTAGGCGTATTATCTGTAGATGCATCATTAATATATAACACCTCATAATTAGTATAAGTTTGTTTAAGTATACTAGCTACATTAGCTTCTACCCATTTTTCATTATTATATGAAGGAATTACTACTTTAAATTTATTTTTTCTTTCCATACTTTTATATCATAGTGTTCTCTATATAGTTTTTTAGATTGATTACTACATTTATTATAAAAATCTTTGTCGCTTTTAAGTCTATAAGCTAATTGTCTAGCCTTTTCTACATCATCCACTGCTACTGATAATTCAGGGTGACAATACCTTTGAGTGTCTACTTTTATATTACCAATACAAGGAATGCCAAAATAAGCACAATTCAAACTAAAAGTACCAGCAGCAACAGTAGGCATTAAATGTACAGCGTATTTGAACGTAGATAACACACTCATCCAACCCGCCCATGGTAGTCGTTGAAGATGATTTAAATCAGGGATTTTAGATTCATTAGGTCTTTTAGCATGAGAATCCTGAGTCCACTTTGCAACTCCAAAAACATCTGCAACAACATAACTTTGAAAACCACCATACCATCTTGCAAAATTACCTCCTATAATTACTTTTTCTTCTACTACAGGGGTAATATGTTTAATTAATTCTTCTATAAGTAAGGTACTAATAACATTTACTTTTTTTTCGGGAAATAAACCTTTATAAAATCTAGTATCTATTTCATTATGCGCAAATATACTATCACATTTAGATAAAAAATTATAAAAATTGAACTGATCAAATATTTCATAATCATTAAAAAACCATGAAGGACCCTCTTGAATATAGTGAATTTTTTTATTATTATTTTTAAGGGTATCAATAAAATTAGACTGTAATAAATTAGAGGCCGGGTTAGGTTTTTCAGATAATTTTACACCTACTGCATTTAAAAATGTTTCACCTTTTGGGAATATAATAAATACATGGTCTTGATTTTTAACATTTTGATAATCAAAAAGAGTATGATGATTTGCCTCTAAGGCATACATCCAAGCAAACTCCGTTCTCATATTAGGATGATTTAAAGGTACTTTACCTTCAAACCCCATTTCAGTTAAAAATGTTATATTCATTTATATGTTTCTAAAACGTCTTTTATCAGACCATTGTACTTTACTACTCTTACCTAAATAAGCTAATTTACTAACTCTTTGATTTAGATTATTTCTATCAGTATTAAGTTGGGTATTACCATTATTTTGATTATCCGCCATTTTAAAGTGTATTATAATAATTATTTTGTTTTTCTTGTTTATCTATAGTTTTATGATGATATAAAGCTAAATCCTCCATAGGAGGTAGGGCTGTAAATATTTTATGTCCCTCTAATTTTTCATGAACTTTATTTTTCCATTTAATTTCTGGTTTGTTTTTCCAAATACGCCATTGATAATCAGGCCAATTAACCCAACTTCTTTCATTTAACTTCCAACCCCATTTTTGAACATGATCTTCAGTTAACCCTTCTACTGTGTTTACTCTTGGAACTAGATATACTTCACTAGATGGATTTGATTCTAAAATTTTAGGTAAACTTTTTATTAGTAGTCTATTTGGAACCTCATCTGCATCTATTTGAAATATATAATCACCAGAACATAGATCAGTTAGTTTATTTTTCCAATCTGCAAAATGATTATGAAAATCACCTTTATGCCACATAAACTGACCATTAACAGAATGACTTCTTAAAAACTCCTCAATTCCTTCATCACCATTTTTATGATCATAAAGAATAATAATTTCATCTTCTGTTCTTTTATGATCTAATAAAAATAGAACTAATTTTTGTATCTCAACAAATTCATTACAAACTGTAATTGCATAACTTATTTTCATAAACTTTGTATATATTCTTCTAATCTATCTTTTGGTTCCCAATTTAGTAAATCTAATGCATCGTCTCTTTCTCTTAAAGTAACTCTATAGTTTCCTTTTTGATCTGGGATGTAAACACAATCAACATTGAATTTATCTTTAAACATCTGGTAGACTTCATTAATAGAATGGTTATTACCAGTACCTAATTCCCACGCATCATCTTGTTTATGATTAGTATTACTAATTTTAATCAACCCATCTACTATGTCATCAACATGAGTAAAATCTCTTCTTTGTTCTCCATCTCCAACAATAGTAATTGGTTGGCTATCTCTAACTTGCTTTCTCCATATACCAATTACAGCAGCCCAATCACCATCTACAACTTCATAAGGACCATAAACATTATAAAAACGAGCAATTTCAATATCCATATCATAAGTAAGTTTATACATTTTACAAATCTCTTCACCTAAATACTTACAAGTAGAATATGGTGACTGATACGGATTATGCCATTTAGAAGATGAACCAGCATATACTATTTTTGCTCTAATTGTTCTAGCAAATTCACAAACTCTTTGTGTACCAATAGTATTAACGTCAAATGTTCTTGTTGGATTAGTAAATGAAGGTTGAATTCTAGATAATCCTGCTAAGTGATAAATTAATTCAAATTTTTGATCAGTTAATTCCATCACATCACAAACATCACCTGTCATATACTCACAACCATCAACATGGTTACTACGGGTTCCAACTGAGTAATTATCCAAAGAAGAAACCTCATGTCCCTCCTTAATTAATCTTTTAATTAAATTAGTTCCTATAAACCCTGCTCCTCCTGTAACTAGTATTTTCATATTATTCTGGTATTACTCCAATATAAGACAATGCTTCCATGAAATCTTTTTCCATAAAATATTTTACTGTACTCATATCAGATTTATATTTTTCTCCTTTATATTTTTCTTTTTCTTCTTCTGGTACTAAAATTGATTTTACAGCACCCCATCTCCAATTACCTCTTCCATTTCCAGTAGCAAATATCATACCCTTATCTTTAACGTTAATATGAGATGGCATCCAAATTTTACCATTATCTTCTTCCTCATCCATTAATACTTTATAAAGTTCAGGTAATAATTCCCACTGTTGATTAAAAAATTCGCTTCCTTTTTTCATTAAAGAATTAGATTGAAAACCACAACCATAACATAATTCTATAGAAATATCTTTACTAATTTCCTGTCTATAACAAGCATCTGATCCACATCGGGTACATTCTTTTAATTCATCAAAATTCATTATTTAACTTTTTTTAAATTAGGTAAATTTAGTTCAGGTAATTTTATTTCAACTTGTTGTGCAAATTGTGGAACATTAGTACTAAGTTTAATATTAATAAATTCCTTCATTTTATCCCAACTAAAATTTGTTTTAGCGTAATGTTTTTGTTTTTTACCTTTAACTACATATTTTTTATAGTTTTTAAACACATCTTTAAAAGTAGATAAAGCATGTTGATAACTTACTTGAAACCATTTAGCTTCTTTAAGTAACCAATCATTAGCAGCACTAGGATGAACATTTTCTAAATTACCAGGTAATAAAGTAGTATACTCAGGATTTAAAAAATCAACATGTCCAGACCAACCTGATGCTATTATAGGTTTACCTGTCATACTAAACTCTAATAATGGTCTTCCAAAACCTTCACCTTTTGTTAGACTAACCATAGCCTTAACTTTAGGATGATTATATAATTCATTCATTTCTGAGTCATCAAATTCTCCATTAAGTAAATAAATATTAGGTAAATCTGTAGTTTTAAATGATTCTTTAAGTTGTTTAATTTTATCCAAAATAGCATCCCTACTTATGTAAGAAGCTACACCAACTGAACATTTTAATATTAAAGCAGGTTTAGATCCCCGTTTATCCTTAAATGCCTCATAGAAATTTTTAACTAATGTTCCTACATTTTTTCTATCATGACCAACTTCTCCAGCCATCCAATGTCCAACAAATAGAAAACAAAAGGATTCTTTAATGTCATCTAAATCAATAGTTTTAATTTCTGATGGAGATATAGGTTTATATTTAGTTACATCAACACCTTCAAATAAAACTTCTATAGGTTTTTGTATCTTTACTTGTCCAACAGACTGTTGTGTTCGTGGATCTTTTTGATCAAATACCATAGATTCAAGAGTTCTTTTTGAAAAATTAGATGACACCCAATTTATATCCATTCTATTTAATCCTTGAATCCATTCCGCTTTACATGCAGTAGCTTCAATTCCCGCAGTAAGACCTATATTATATTTTCCTACAGGTTGGAACTCATTAGGTATTGTTATTTGCATCCAAATATCAGGTTGTTGTTTTTGCCAATCTTGACTAGCTAAATGACTATATAAAAAATTCCACTCAGGATGATCTTTACAGAAATTCCAAGATGTTTCACCCCATCTTTGGGATAATAACTCAACTTTATATTTATCTAATTCAATAATAGCCTTAACTACATCTCTTGCTCTTGCCCCATAACCCGAATAAGTGTCAAAGGGGCATGATATTACAAATCTTGGTTTATTCATTAATATAATATTTTATGATTTAAAAATTTACCTTTATAATTATTTGCATTAACTAATTCATATTTTTCTCTTGGTTTCCAAGTATCAAATAATTCCTTAAATGCCTCTATTACTCTATTACCTTGATGTTCAGAAGTAAATCCGGCTTCATCACTAATAGCCCATTCTCTACCTTTTAATCCTCTTCTTTTTAATTCTTTCCTTCCTAATTTATAACATTCCTTTATTCTATCAGCTGCATCTTCCCATCTACATCTATCATCAAAAATATAAGGTGTAGGAGGGGATCCCTGAATAGATCTAGAAGTAGGATAAACTGGAAAAGCCCACTCTCCATGCTTTTTAAAAGTTCCTCTATGATTAGAAGGTATATTAGCATCTGGAGTAAACCAATTACCATCACCATCTACAAATCTCATTTGATCCTGCATTCCACCTGTAACATTAGCAATAATTGGAGTACCTGCTAAAATAGCTTCAGTATTTGCTAATCCCCAACCTTCATTTGATGTTAGTAATATTTGTACATCTGCTATGTTATATAAATGATTCAAATATTTTTCCTCTAATTTACCAAAAATAAACTTAACATTATTTTTATATTTCTCATCAAACAAATATTCTTTTACTTTAGGTAAATCAGTACCTGGGTCTGTAACAGGTTCCGTTTTCATTACTAGGAAACAATCTTTAGCTTCATCTTCAGGTAAAGAATCTAGAAATGCTCTAAAGGCTAACATTGTATCTGGTACTTGTTTCCTTCTTATATTTCTAGAATTATAAAATACAACAAATTTAGGTTTTTGTCCTTTAAATAAATTTTGAATAGATAATTGATAATCTTTATCATTTTCATCTAATGGGAAATAAATATTTTCATCTTTTCCATGTGGAATATACTTAAATAATCTATTACCCTCATGACCCTTAAGTACTAGTTTATTAATATTAACAGTTTGTTTAGATATTCCCATTAATAAATCACAAGATTCATAATAAGGTCTATTATACATTGGTGCTGGGTAGTCATCCCATATATTTAAGTATGTAATAGGAATATTTTTACGTATTTCTTGTTCCAGATTAAACACATGAATGAAATATCTAGGATCAGTAAATAAAAATATGGCATCAGGTTTCTCAATATTAATTATTTGCCTAATAAATTGAGGATGCCCATACCCATCTACTGGGTATACAATTACGGATGAATCATTAATACCTGCTAAATTATTAGTATCTGGAGATAAATCCAATTTTTTACCCTTTTCAGGATGTTTTATTGCCCCACCTAATTGTACCCAATTAAAATGGTGAGCTGTATGGACTACTATTTCTTTTGCTACAGTTGCAACACCAGAATGTACTCTAATATCATCACAAATTAATAGTATTTTTTTCCTTTTCTCTTTTGGTATGTAAGGGAACTTCTTATTCTTCATTTTCTAAATCGAGATTAATTTGATTGGTTATTTGTTTACGGAAATTTTCATCTGTAAGATACAAAAACAAACTACGGTCAGCAAGTTTTTGAAAAGAAAATTTACGTTTAACACACTCGATTTTGAAATTGTCGAACAAGTCGCTCTTTACTTTAACACTAGTTAGTGTCATTTTTTTATTATTACTCATAATCTTAATTTAATTTAAAACATTTGTTATACATATATAAGTATTATTCAAAATCAATACTCTATTCACAATATCCACAAGTACATGGATAATGTTGTTCTTTAATTTTTCCTTGGGAATTAAATACATGAGACATAAAATCGTTCACATATTTAGTAGCCCTTCCTAATTTAATTTTACCACTTGGGGGTGAAAATTCTTGTATTCTTGTTTGTGCCCAGTCACAATTTTCATATAATTTTCTTTTAACTATAAAAAATTTAATATCTATTTTATCTAGTGGAATATTATATAGTTCTGAAAAGTATTTTTTGTATAATATAAGTTGAAATTGTTTATCTTCATTCTTTTTCATTTTATCATGCCATCCCCTAGTACTAGTTTTTATATCAATAATAGTAAAGGTATCACTATATTCATGGTATAAAACAATATCTAACATTCCCTTAAATAATAAATTATTTAACATTTTATTAGGTGTATTAATTATTGGTAATTCTATACCTACTAAATAAGTACCTCTTTTAGAAAAATAACCACCTACTTTCTTTTTAAAAAATTTTAATATTTCAACCCCATCTTCAAAAAATTCTCTCATTTGAGCAGCATCTGAAAAATGAACTTCATCATTTTGTTTATATTGTTTTTGGTATGCTTCTATAAACTTTTCTTGAAATGATGACTCTAAATCTAATTCATTCGCTTTTACTTTGCTTTTAGAATAAAATACAGTTAAATAATCTTGGATCACTTCGTGAATAGCAATTCCAAAAACCAAATATATAGAAACATCTCTTTGATTAATCTTATCCTTATAATGTAATGCCCATTTTCTTTGACATTGTTTAAACATAGATATCTGGGAATAAGAAATATTCTTTTGATATGAATAATCAATTTCATGTGGAGGATTCTTTTGAATCTCCTTAACTATTTTAGGTATTTTTTTAGCCAAAATTTATTTTTTCCATTTATTACGTCCTACTAACATTCCTATTATACCATAATTAGCAATGTCAATAAACGTATCTTCTATTCCTTCTCCTTTTACATAATTTTTACCATTAATTAGAAGATTTTTAAGTCTACTAATTTTATCAGTAAGTCTAATAGCTAAACCAGTAAGTGAAAATTTTTTATCTTGTTCATTAGTTAAATCACCTCCTAAAGCAATATTATTTAGTCCATAATCCATATGTTTAGCTGCAAACATTTCATACATTTCTTGGCCTATTTTTTTATATTCAGAAGATAATTCTGGGTATTCGTTTTCAAATGCTTCTACAGCACTAGTAACTTTTACTCCAATATCCTTAGGTGCTTTATTTCTATCTACATCCCAATAATATTTAGAGTGTTCATAATTATCCTGTTGCATTTCCTCATACTTTTTTCTACTATCACCCATTCACTTGTTCTTTAGTATTGAAATATTTTTCTAAAATATCTAATCTTTCATCCGCTGATGCTAATAATCTAAGTGCCTCATTACAGTTATCCCAATAGTCTTTAGTTGAATGATCACCAATACCTGCAGGATGGTTAGTTAATAATTCTATACTTGCTAGAGCTTTATTTTTATCCGCCTCAGCTTCGGATTTTAGAAATTTGTATACTTGTACGTTCATAATATTTTTTTTAATTCTTTTTTATTTAAACCTCTACTAATCAAAATTTGATTAATATCATTTTTACTTAAAATATTTAAATAATCATTTACTTCTCTAGATGAGACTTTAAAATGATCCCTTAAATGTTCTATTAACTCTTTATTGGCTAATTTTTTAGTTGATTTAATATATTTATTCCATTGGTTATTTTTAGGAATATATTCTTTGTAAATATTATAAATAGCTTTTTTTTCATGAGGTGGATAATCTTGTACAAAATTAACTATCTCTAAAAAATCTCTATTCATAGATATAAACCTATGTATCATATAAGAATTCCAAACTTCCCAATCTTTTTCTGTAAAAGAATCAACTGGTGATTTCTTATAATTTATTTCCTTAAGCCAATCAAATATATTTTTCAATCCCTAATCAATTAATTCATCAGCTAATTCCTCTCTAAGATCAGCAGGAACTGATGCCTTATGGATTTTCATAGTTGATGGATCATAAAATACTGGGATAGGTAATAGTGCATCCTCTTCTGATCCCATTACAAATTTAGATACTGTTCTTAAAATAACTCCTTGTTGAAAAATACTACCACCATTAAAGTTTTTTACTTCAGTTGTATTTTTTAAATCAATAGGAGGTCCTTGTGGTTGTTGTTGTTGCATAATTATTTATTATTTATTAATTGTGAAATTAAACTCATTGCATTGATTTCTTTATCAATACGGAAATTAGCCCTATATTGCTGTTCATTAACTATTATAGCTACTGTACCTTCTTTACCTGGAAGGTATTCTGATGACCTTTCATATAAAGCTCTAAATAGTTCATCAAAATCGTCTACGTTAGCGTCAGCTATAATTTGACGTATTTTTTTAAAACTATCTGTATCTTTTTTTAATTCATTAATAACTTCATCTATATAATTAGATGAAACTAATACTGATTTATCTAAACTAAGATATAAATCATTTGCTCCACCATCTACAGTTGATAATTGGATTGTATTAATACATTTACGTAAATCAGGATAATATTGATTAACTAAAGGTACTAAATCATTTATTTCATGTGAAATTGATTCTTCATTACAAATCCAAGATAAATGTTTAGCAACATCTTTTTTAGTAGGAGGTACAATTTTAAGTACTTGGCACCTGGATTGTAAAGGATCAATAATACGTTCTACAAAATTACAAGTCATAATAAATCTTGT